ATATAATAATGGTTTCAAACCATATTCTAATCCTTTGATAACATTACTCCATTTGTCTTCTATCCACCATAAGCCTGTGCCATGAAATTCAGCTAGAGCCGCATCTTTATGATCTCCGGTTTCTAATATAAAATAATTTGTAAACACAGTATCACCAAACAATTCTGCTAATCTTCTTTTTCTTAATTCTTGTGCTGGTATATCTGATGTTTGTGATGTTATGGGTATAAATGTCCAACCTTCTGCATGTAATAATTTAACCCAAGTTTGAGAATCTGGCATGGGAGATTGCGTTGACATCCACGCACTCTTATTAAATTCTCTAATCAATTCACTACCGTGATCTTTGTGTATACCATATCTAACGCTCATATCATATTCTGTATCGGTGTTTTCTAATTCTTTGTATCCTTTAGTATTCATCCATTTTTTAAAATGATCTTCCCATTCTAATAACACACCATCCACATCTGTAAGTATAATTCTTTCCATTAGTTGTTTCTTTCTAGAATTAAAAAACCACAATCGTTGATATCGTGATATACTTCTTTCCAATTTTTATTTTCTTCTTTTAACCATTTCTCTATGCCTAAATGTGTTTGAAATCTTTTTGGATTAACATCATGAAAAGCAAGATATTTTTTTACTTGATTGCTGTGTCTTTTTAATTCTTTGTATGTGTGATCTTCAGTATGCATGGTATCAATGAATAAAAGATCTGTTTCTTCTATTGTTACGGCTAAATCATCATCTATTATACATTTGAATTCTATACCTAATTCTTTGGCAATTACTTCATGCTCTTGTTGATTTAAAAAATTATTAATATCAATTGTAACTATTTTTTTAGGCAAACAAGCCATCCAAATCGTGGTTGAACAACCTTGATAATGTCCAAACTCTGTTATAGAATCTAAATTAGAAAATTGTTCAACCAACCAATCCATTCTACCAGGCATGTCACCTGCCATTTTCCATTTGGTGTTTGGTCGAGTTTTATTCTTCCAAGAATTATATAATATTTTTAAATTTTGAGACTTATTGAGATTATCTAATAGTGGCATCTTCCATACCCGCCACTCTTAATTTGACTATATTGGTCAATTGCCATTGCTTTTGATCCAGCCCTTTGGTTATACCTAACCATTTATTTCTTAACAGAGCAAACTCGTTAATAATTTTTTCCATATCCACAACATCTGATTCACCATCCACATATTTGTCAGCATCTCTAGATGTAAGTGCTCTGTTATAATTTTCTAAAAATTTTTTAAATGTTTTAGATCTTAATCTTCTGTTTTCTATATTTAGATATTCTAATATGGCTTCAATTTCTTGTAATTGATTGAATCTCTGTTCTACTACTCCGGGCAAAGATGCTGCTGATTTTTCTAAATTTCCAAAAATATATATTTCTTTGCGTGCTGTTTCTAACTCTTGTTCAAAAAATTTGATACAATCTGGTATTAAACTAATATCTTGGCTGACTTTGGTATACCAACTCATTATTCCTCGTAGTCTTCTTCGTCTTCTTCTTCAAAAACAGTTTCTATAGCTTCTTCTAATTTGTCGTCATACTCTCCTGCTGCTTTGATTGTTTTGGTAGATATACCTATATCAACTAATGTTTTGATAAAATCTACTCCACAATCTACTTTTTGTCTATCAGGTACGTAATGACTAATAGAGTTCCATATCTGTTCTATATCTTCGTGATTAAGTTCTTGCATTAATTTTTTTCCTGCCAAAGTGTTTTAAACATTCTTTTTTTCTTTTGGAAATCCCAGTAACCGTAGTAACCTGTAATTTCTTTATTTTTTATCTTTTTTATTTTCTTTTTCATCTTCTTTTGGTTCTGGTTTTTTAACATTCTGATAATCATTCATTATCATTGTTAATTTATCTCCGTCCCAATCTTTTCTATATTCTAAATGTTCTTTGCCTTTGCTGTCTACATATTTTAATCTATTGCCTGACTGCACCAATACTCCTTGTTTTTCAAATAAATCAACCAATCCAGAGTATGGATCCATGCCTGTGTCATAAGGAATCTTAACTTGTACACTTTCAAAAGGTTTAGCATAACGAGTCTTCATTACTTTACATGCTGCTCGGATACCTCTTACTTCTGAAATTTTATTACCTGCTTCGTCTTCTTTTAATTTTAATTTTTTCATTGCTATCACAATCGATGAAGCATAGATAAATCCTTGACCACCAGATATTTTATCATCTGGATCAAACATATCTTGAGAAGCATAAGTGTGATTAGTTGCAATTAATCCTACATTGTAAGAACCAAACATGTTCACACAGTTTCTAACTAGAGCTGTTAGAGCTTTGGGTTTTCTACCTAAATCACCTTTCATCTCTCCTGCTTCAAATTGATTCACATCGGTTGGAGTTAATAACATACCCAAAGAATCTATCACAAATAGAATTTTAGGTGCATTCTCTCTATTATCTGCGTTCTCTTCTTTGTAACCTTTCATAAATTCTGATATAGTTTTAGCAACATCATCGATCATAGAAAGACTCAATTTTAATAATTTCTTCTCATCGGTGTCCACACCCAATGCTTGTAACCAAGATTCATCTAGTGCATTCTCAGTATCAATTAGAATAACATAGATACCTTGTGCTTGTGCATTCTTGATTATGTTACCTGATGCTATGTAAGATTTACCTGCACCCGATTCTCCTGCTAGCACAGATACTTTACCAAGTGGAATACCTTTATTGAAATCTCCTGATATCAAATAGTTTAATGCGTAATTGCCTGTAGAGATCCAATCTGTAGGATCATTAAATCCTAAACCTAAACCTTGAATTGATTTTGTAATACTCTTTCTAAATTTTGTTGCGTCAAATACTTTTGTCATTTTTTATTCCTATGTTCTTATATTAACACTAATTGGCTCCAGTGTCAATCCTGGAGCCAAAAGGGAAATTAGTGTTATTTGCTTTGTCTTGATCTAATCAGTTTCAAGATATCTTCTGCTCTTTTAGCACTGTCAGTGGATGGCTGAGGTGCTGTCGCAGCAGATGCTACTTTTACCGATTCTACTTTGGTAACAACAGCTTCTCCATCTACAGGAGCCGATGTTGAATTAGATCCATTTGCTGGAGCAGATACTCCTGCAGGTCTATAGTATTGTCCATACTTTTCTAGATCATAAGCTTCACCTTCTACAGATTTTTCAAATAATTCTTTGATTATTTTTACTTCTGCATCAGTAGGCTTCTTAGGTCTAAAGTCTGAAAGATTAAACAATCCAAACTTGTCAATAGCTGCTCTTTCTGCTTCGTCTAAAGCTCTTTCTCTTCTGCTCCATTTTGAAGTAGAGTAATCAGCATATCCACCTTTGGATGTTTTGGTTATTCTAAAATCCACACCTCTCACGTAATCAGTTGGTAACTCTTCCATTTCTGGATCTAATAGAGCAGATCTAATTATGTTGAAAATTTGTGGACCAATAATGAATCTTCTTATTGGATTCTCTGGTGTTTTGTCATCACTCAACGGATTTTGCAACACAAAACCTTGGAATATGTAACTTTTCTTTTTCCAATATTTTCTGCCCATGTCTTCCATTGACTTGTCTTTGAACCAAGGTCTAACTTCTGTTAGAACTGGACAAGTTTCTCCATACATTTCCATGCATGGTACTTGTACTTGCACTGGTCTAGAATCAGCTTGACCTTTAATGCCAGCAAATGGCAGTTTGATCATTGCTCTTTCTGTCCAAAAGAAAGTGTTATTCGTATCTTTATCAGGTAAGAATCTCACTACTGCTTCTTGATTTTCTTGTATGTTCCAGTGTGGGTAAATGGCGTTATCGCCGCCTGTTTGTGAAGTGGAGCGATTCACTTCTTGTTCTTTTAGTCTCGCTCTTATTTCAGCTAGTGTAGCCATAATGTAAGCCTCCTTGTGTGCCTATGTTTGTTTTTATTTGCCTAAATGTATATTAGACATAAAGAATAATATACACACTTATTTATCTGTTGTCTACGGTAGAATTTGGTATTATATACCGGATAATTTTTTAATAATTGCTAGCTCGTCTTCTTTTACCGATTCATTATCTCTAGCATATTTTTGATTGATTTCTTCTGCTGCTTCTTCTGCTGCTTCTCTGTCTTTTTTAACTTCTGCTACTGACGTGTGTAGGAAATTAGCTAATTCTAAGTCACTCATTTGGCTAATAGTAGGTCCACCGCCCACACTCTCTTGTTTCTTTTTATCTTGCTCGTCTCTGTATTGTTTAGACACTATAATATATTCTTGTGGTGTTAGTTGGTGCACATCTTTGTTATGAGTACTTTTTAACCAATCACGAAATCTATACTCATCATCAATGCTAACTTGAGATTCTTGAGTCGTTTCTAGCAATCCCATGCTGTCCAATCGATCCATGATCCACTGTTCAGGATCACCGTCTCTAGCTTTCGCCACACCATATGGCATCTCGCCATTGCTCATGTAATAGGAGATTAATTCGCGGTATAATTTTCCAAAAGTTATTAGATCTTCTCCACCCAGTATAGCATCATATGATTCTTTGTTTCTATCCAATATCTGTTGCACTTCTTCTTTTTCTCCTCGTCCTATGCCAACCATAGACATGTCTGAAGTGTCTACCGGTGCTTCCTGCATGGCATCTGCATATCTTTCTGCATGATCCTGCTGCACCCAATCATTGAAATCCATATCAACCATTAATTTTTCCATTTGTTCATCAGATAACTCTGTGCCATCTACAAATTTAGCACCTTGTAAGTCGTATATATTATCACCGACATCTTGCATTTCATATTCTATAGTGTTTAGGTCCACTTGCTTGCCGTCAATCATGATAGGTCGGTTAGATTCTTTTACCACTGATTCTGCTGGTGCTTTGGTAGTGCTCATAGCGTAATCAAAAGAGTCATCGGATTTGTTTGACTGTTTTTCTTTTCTATTATCCGAAGCAGATGCAGCATCTTGTAGAGCTGTGATCTGTTCTGGTGTGTAATAATTTTTTATGTTTGGACTCTTTAATAGAGTGTTCATGATATAATTTTTAACTGTTTCACAAGCACAAGCATCTGGTCCTTCTCGATCTGCCAATTCGCCTAATTGATCAAATAGATCATCATCACCAAATCCTAAACCTTGTAGAGTTGATACAGCATTAACTGCTTCTGTGCCCACAGGAAAATGTTTACTCATTACGTCTTTTAACTTGCTGAAATTCTCACCTGCATGATCTTCGTCTGGTAATGAATGGATGCCTTCAGTAACTTTAGATTCTACTCGATTGGCCCATTTTTCAAATTCTTCGCCTTCGCCTTTAACTTTACCTTGTCTATCTTTCTTTGGAGCAAACTTGCCTGGATCTTGTCTCACTTCATCGGCATATGCTGGATCTTGTTGCATTTTTTTGTAATCATCGATATATCTTTTTGCCAATTGTATTGCAATTTTTTTATTTTTAGTATAATTTTCATCAGGTTTGAAGAACGGAGAACCTTCTGCTCCCATGTCATCAGCCACTTGACTAGCAAAGTTAGCAATTCTATCTTCTTCATCATTTCTTGTTAACATTCTTGAAGCAATGTCTGATAGAATAGAACTTAACATGGTATTTTTATTATTAAATTTCGTTACTGATAACATTTTATCAGCAGCTGGATCTGCTCTTAACACTAATTTCTTTTCTGGATTAGCAAGGAATGATTGCACCATTGCTGATTGATCCACAGGTGTTGGCATTACTCCGTCTTTGTCATCATATTCTTTCATGATTGAATGTATCAATGGTAGTGCTGATTCTACCTTGTCATCAAGATGTTTTAATGTAAATTTTTCTCTTAAACTATTTCTAGTAGCATCATCTAATTCAGCAATAGTGGTAGGTTGAAAACTTTCTTTGGCTTTCATGTAGTGTGCTTGCTTGCTTAAATTTTTTACATAATTTCTCATGTTCTCTAATTTAAGTCGACTTTTTTCTATGATATCACCTACTGAATTGTTCAATTGATCTTTATTGGTTGCATATCGAGCAAAACTATTAAGTTGAGCAATCTGTTCACTCATTTTAATGATGTGTTTGCCAAAATCATCATGAGGTACACCACCATTAGCAACATGTCGAGCCATTGCTCTTGCACCTGCTAGATGTTTCATTGGATATTTGAATCTCTCACCTTGTTCGTTTTCAATATATAGACTGTTAATCTGTCTACTTCTTGATCCTGGCACATTTTCGTCCACTGCTTGTGCATGTCTTATGATTAATCTTGTTTTATCTAAATTTTCGTAAGAAGATTTTTTAGTTCCAGTAAGACTTTCTGCTACTGGAATACCTGCTAATCTTGTGAGTTTGTTTAATTCTTCAGACATATTATCGTCTGTATTTACCGTTTTGTTCACATCTGCAAGATTCTTAAAATCCTGCTGTGTAAGGCTGTTTTTTGTGATATCTCTCACATCAAAAGTGATTTGATGTTGTACTGCAAAATCTTTAAGTTCTTTTAAAAAATTATACCAATT